AATGCTTTAGAAGAGCCTGTTGACGTACCTGCGGAAGAGCCCGCCGATCCCGAATGGCCACGATCAGCGCCTGCGGCAGGTGGACGTCGGAAGGGGCGCAAGAGTCGGAAGGGGCGCAAGAGTCGGAAGGGGCGCAAGAGTCGGACCACGCGCTGAATACAATCCGTTCGGTTGTGTGTATTTACTCTTGATCCATCTTCGTACGGAAGGTGATGTATTGGGTGATACCGCTCTCCACAATGGTAAACGTCAGAGGTGTCTGAAAGACGTACTTGGCTTGGTAGGTATTGATGGGGGCACCAGTAGGGTACGTGTCGCTGGCAGGCGGGAGAGTGCTGATCTTGTACGCTGACCCGCTACTCGCATCCACGTGCTCGTACTGGGCTTCTTGGACGCGAATGACCTGGGGACGAATGTAGATCTCGATCGGTGAACCCGCGTCGATGCTACCATCGCGCCACGCGCGAACATACGCCTTAAAGTTCTCTCCCAACGCGGTCACGAGATGTGGCCCACCCAACACTTGAACTGCCGTATCGGTCTCTGAATAGGGTGAATTATTCAGCGATGTCACCATGTCGGCTTCGAAGGTGTTGCCGGCGTAGCTAATGTCGAGCACGCCATTGGCGTAGGTAAAGGGAAAAAGTACCGTACGTCCACCTTCACCAGAATCATCATAGCAAGGGCTCTCGGGCTTGAGAAAACGCGTGAGGCCTTGGGGTTTCGGACGATGGGTGCGAGCAATCGAAGTTATCTCTACTTAGGAGAAATAAGTTTTACGCCGACCCCCTTGAAAGAGATTGGTATCCATTCTCGCCAGTTCATTCAGCGCCTGATTTTCATTCCTATTTATAAAGTTCTGATACATCGCCTTACGCGCATCGATCCATTTCTGGATCAGCCGATCAGAGTCATTCGGTTCGCGTTGGATCACGGAAGAGCGCTGACGCGCTTCATTGCGCAACCTCGCCATGGACTGATTGCGCTGACGCGCTTCATTTCGTATCTTCGCCGTGTACCGATTCTTACGCGCATTCTGACCGTTGAAGCGGAGGGCGTGATGTTCAGCGACATCGTCCATTAGAGGGATATACTCGTCAATCGTGATACAACGTAATTCCGAAGGTGGCGCATTAGGCTTCTGGAATTTCTCTGAGCGCACCTCATATCCGATCTCGGTAAGAAAGCGAATGATATTCAATGAATGCATCTCCCCAAAAAATCCAAAGATCATCGTCGGAGACACGCCGTCAACCGGTTCTTTAAACATACGAGTGAGCGTATAAATATCCAGAAGGGGTGCCGCGAGATATGTACCATAATAATGGAGAAGAAATCGATTAAGGGAGGTAGGCTTCAGTGTAATTCTTGGTGATGGACTGGAAATCATCTCGCGCAACGAAGCGATATCTGTAGCGAAGGTGGGTTCATACACATGATAGAGGAATACCCGTACCATGCCCGTCATATATCTAATGTTATCAAAAATGGACTTCACGTATTGATCTTTCCAATAGTCGACGGATTGAAATTCAGAAATAGGGATCTTACGAAGTTGCTTCAGGATTCCGCTGGGAAGAACAGATGTCGCGGAGGTGATGATCGTAAACAGACGATTGACCTTGCGTAGGACGTGCTCTCCAATATGAATAACGGTATTTACAATCGAATCATAGAGGGCTTGGTCATTACCTTGACGGCCGCGATAAAAGGTTTGTACATATCGAGACAACAGGGCTGAATAGGGTAAAAGTTGCGGTGCTTTGGCTTGAAGAAGTGTCTCGAATGATGAAAGATGATTCGGATCGAGGTTTTCAATTTTAGTTGAACGATATAGAGCATCATCTATCAAAGGGATTTTATCCATCTCGCTTATAATCTGTCGGATATGTTGAGCGGTCGGCTTGGGGTATGTGGGAACCTCAAAGTCGTAGATCGCATCAAAGTAGGTCAATGATACCCGCTGATAGGTATCGCTCCATTCCTCTCGCTTCGACTCGTCCAAATAGGGGTAATATCGCTGTAAATAGGTGGGAAAGGGCTTAATCTTTTTACCCATCAGAGAGGGCTCAAATACGTAACGAATGAAGAAATTCACCGAAACAGGGATGGACTCGATATAATTCATCATAAATCGAGCGTCGGCATATTGCCATCGCATCCTGCTCGTAGGGCACTTTATCGTATATTCGTCCATCGTGCGCTTTGGAACACGATGACAGAACTTGACAGCTTGATCGATCAAGAGATCGAAGAGAACGCCTGCCCCGGTCATCGACCAGCTATTACCCATTGAAAGGGAGCTTTCTGTGTAGAAGTCGACGGGAGTATTGGACGCCAGTGTATCCATTGCTCGTAAGAACTCTCTCGATGCGATAGATAAACAGCCCTTCTTCTTTTCACAAGGTGAACACATGTCCAGAAGGGATTGGTGATGGTCTCCAAATAACATGATAAGCGGAAGATCGAATCCCTTCGCCCGATACGCTTCGTAGAGTGCCGTGGGCGGCTTCAAGTAGCTGTAGCTCGTCGGACCTGACAACTTTTCCACCAACATATTGCTCGACAAATGGATGCCCTTCACGTCGAAGTTCACAGGACGCTCGTTGGGACGCATCTTGTAGTACTTAATGCGCTGCGGCTTATCCAATCGATCAATGGCATTCGGAAAGTCCGATGGGCGAATCTCGACAAACTCGCCCGTAGAGGTATCCATGTATCGTAAGCGATATCCTCGAAGCATGTACTTCACTACACGATTGCGGTAGCGCGTGTAATGAGGCGCACTGGGATCGCTGAAAAGCAGATGGTTGTACTTGACGTTGAAATGACCAGGGGCACGCTTGAAAATCGCCGGGGGATCCATCGCATACAGATGATGACCATCGTACCAGTTCATACAGATCGACATGTCAAAGTTGCGGATCAGTTTGGACGAACTAGTTCCCTCATACGGACGCACCAAGTCCATCTTCGCATAGACATCTTCCCCCTTGCCCACATCACGCTCAAACGAGTACACGGAAAAGATATTGCGACTGCGAAAGTGATTCAGACCACGACCATGGGAGCGTTCCGTCATGAAACGGTTGACGACCCAGTCTTCACGTCCCTTCTTCGTTCTCTTACGATCCGCATTAAAAAGTTTGGCCATCGTCTCGTAAAACTCGGGATGCTTCACCGGTGTGTTTGATGGGATAAAAATGTCGATGTCCACCGACGGATCCGAAAGACCCTCCTCGCTCAGCCCCAAATTCTTCAGAATGAACCCACCGCTAATAAGCAGATTGTACTTCGTGACCAGGCGACGGATTTCCGCAAGAACCACCGCGTCCTCCGCAGGTACACCTTTATTCCAATACTTCTCATAACCCGCTCGGAAGAAACGTACGAGACCCGCCTCGACCATCTCCTTGTACCGATTAGAGAGGATCGTGGGATCACCCTTGTCGTAGAGGTCCTGAAACATCTTAATGCGCTCCGCGAGGCCCTTCTTGCGCTGCGTCTTCATCTTCTTGCGCTCCTTGCGATGCGACCGGAGTTCGTTGCGTGTCATTCGGGACGTTTTGGCGGCCATCGCACGTCGATAGGCTTCATTTTCCGGTCTCGGGATGTCGAGCAGGAGGAAAACGCTAAAGTCGTCGTCGGGCGTCATGGGGAACTCATCCAGTGGATGAACATTCTCGTCTTTTTCGTCATAGATGATATTCTCGTCGATCGCGGAAGCGCGGGCGGCTCTGGGGAACTCATCCTCGTCCTCGTTCACGTCGAGCACATTGTAGATGGTTGCGGAAGCGCGGGCGGCCATGGATCTATTTAGAGTGTGGGATTTTGCTGTCCAACCTGGAGCAATACCGTACAGCTACAGCGCTCGCGGAGTCATGAAACGAGTATCCTTCATTGGTTTTAAAAGCAATATGTATGGATGATAAATGACAAGGTGTGTGTCTATAAAATACCCATACAGGCTGTGTACTTTATAGACATTGTTGATACGCGGAGATACTATCGTTTGCTCCTGAATATTCAGGAGCAAAGTCAGCGCTGTCCGGCCTCGGACGACACCGACCGCGCAGATACAGAGCCCACAGAGGCATAAAAATCGTTCTTTATTGGTTATAAAAGCATCATTGTATATATGACCAGCTATATCGTAAGAATAGTCGAACATGATGCGTTTGTAGATCGTACATTCCGAACTGGTCATTGACTAACTAACCGCGACCGACCTTGCTCTACCAAAATGTAAAGCGAGATGTGACCGCAGACCTGTATGTTGCTTTTAAAAGCGGGAATGTATTACATTCCAAGTGACAACGTACATGCGATGTACTTTGTTATGCCGACTATCATACTGTATTCATATATACCGTAAGCAATCTTGCTTTACATTTTTCATAAGCAAGATTGATGTTGTTCGGAACATAGAGCAACATTGCCTGCCCCTGCCCCCTTACGCCTTCAGTGCCTTCGCGCGGTAGCGCTTCGTGCGCTGCGCGGTCATGAACTTGCTACAGAGCGTCTTCATCTTTTCGGCATCACCCGCGTCCTCCAGTGACTGGATAAAGCCCGTCCAGCGCTTCACCCACTTTGGATCCGCGGGATCCTCGCCCGTCGCTTCCATGAACGCTTTAAATCCCGAGATCTTCCCGTCAAGGAAGGCACGAACTACCGTTGTCGCGGGCCACTGTTGACGGTCGACCTTGTCCACGATACCCGCATTGCGGTCATAGCACAGCTTGTTGTGTCGGACGCGTCGCAAGTTCTCGACAAAGGCGGTGATGACGGGGAGCGCTTCCGCTTCGCTGCGTCCCTTGACAGAGAGCACAAAGGTGGCCCAATCCATCGACCACGTGGGGAGGAGCGTCATGTCGTTGCTCTCCTCGCAGAACGCTTTGTATTCGTCCTCTAGATTCTGCTGGATGGCTCGGTAGATGTTGGTGGATTTCCACTGCTTGGGGACTGGTGCGGCTGCCGCAACAGGCGCCGCTTTCTCCAACTGCGGAATCTCTTTCGACATGACCTTCTGTGGCGTCTCCTCCTCCAGTGACTTATATTCCATTGGCACCGGTGCCGCAGTCGCAGGTTCCTCTACACGCGCTCGACCGGCCACTTTCGAGGTGCGCGCAGCGATCTCCCGTCCTGCCAGTGCCGTTGCGAGCACTTCACGACGAGCCTCCACGCGTTCAGCGATTCGATAGAGCGCAGCCAGCTCCATCGATCGCTTCATAAGGTTACAGTGACCACAGCACGCCTTGGCATTGTCCAGGGTATAGCCCTCCGCGTTGTTCACTCGGTCAATGCCATTGTGGTTGCGATCGGACGTCTCGAGACCACAGAGATAGCACGGCGCTTGTACAATGGCCGCGAACTGCTCTTCTGTCAACTGGAAGGGGATGGAGCGCGCGTTCGCGCTCTTGGTATACGTGCGGTAACTCGGGACGATTCTTGAGAGATAAGTGGCCTTCCATGTCTCCACTACCTCGGCTGTGATCGGAACATCGCCACGATATCCCTGGATGGCACAGAGCTTGTCGATGAATTCCATCGGATGCTGTGTGCCCTTGGCGTCATTACATGTCGAGCAACACGCGACCGTGTTCCCTTCGACATAGCCCTGATGGTTGTCCAGCCGATCGATCCCGTTCACCTCTCCAGGCGTCTGATGCTGGCAGTAGAAGCACGGCGCCACAATCATGGCTTCAAAGTCCGTCTTCTTCAGCTCGAAGTGAATCCCGCGCTTCTTGGCACCCTTCACATAGTGATTCCAGATCACATGTTTGTTGGCGAAGGCCTCCGCTTTGTAGTTGCGTTGGCGAGGCGGACGCTTCTCCTCCACCTTCAGCAGCTTTTCATAGCATGGCGCACAACGGCGCAGACCACGATCGCGCTTCCCCTTCGCCTGAGTCTCGGGCGTCAGCGTGTTGCCACAGTCCAGGCAAAGCGTCGGATCGGCGCGCTTCTTGTCGTTCCGTTTACGCTCTTGAATGCGGGCCTTATGGAGACAGGCCGTACACTTGTTCTGATGCGGATCGAGAACCACGAAGCACCCACGGGCCACATCGCAGTAGCGGACAGCGTCGGCAACTGCCTTGTCCTGAATGGCTTGACGAGCGTGTTTGACGCAGTACGTACCGATGGCTTTCTTTCCACAGGTCTGGCCCTTCTTCGGACCCTGTTGGATCAGGGCGGGACAACGAGTGACCTCGTTGGAGTAGGAGGCGGTGGCGGCAGTGGCGGCGGTAGTGGCAGACATGGTAAGCGGGAGATGATGGAAGGGTTTATGTGCTGGAGGGGCGTCGATTTTTTCGGATGGGGAGAGAGGCTTAAAGGTTGGGTATGATCCTATATTAGAGATACGTCGCTATACCATTGACATGGAGACACACCTTGCTTATCTAGAAAGACAAATCCATGACTTGGGGAAGCATCCAGCTCCGATGACTAGAGCTGTACAGTTCGAATACTATTCCGCGATCTATATGACATTGCTTCACAAAAAGCCCTTTTACGTGTGGAAGGATCTAACCCCTCGTCAAAAGGAAGCCGCTGGATTTCCTATCAACGACAAAGGGATCGATATCGCAGAACCATCTTTTGATATTGTTGGTCAAGCGAAGTACTATGGTGTGGGACAATCCATTGGATATGGTACACTTTCTACCTTTCTCGCCATGCCGATCCTCAGCGGAAAGAACCTCAATCTAAATCTGTTGCGAACTGATCATTGTCGCATCACAACAGATATTCAAACGATTGTTAAAGGTGGTCGTTTAATTGATTCCCCTATGTGCGATTCTACCTTTTTGGAGACATGTGCCGTTCTTGAAACAACAGCGTTTCCGTCAGAGGAGAAAAAGCAGGAGTATATACTGAATGTCCCGCAAATCGAGGCGAAGACCGTGTTACACAAATCGGACAAAGAGGGTAGAAATGTTATTATTCATATACCTACTGGTCTAGGAAAGACCATCATGACACTTGATTATGAACGGCTTCAGAAGGGCTGTACATTGATCATGGTCCCTACACTGGTGCTTGTTCATCAGTGGTTCGATGAAGCACTTAAGATGGGCTTCAAAGAGGGATCCATTTATCGTATTGGCTGCGAAGATAAGAACACATTTACTGAAGAAAATCTATCATCGCGTCTAGTGATTTGCGTATACAACTCATTTCCCATTGTGCTTCCTTACTTTCATCGCTTTCGAAAGATAATCATTGATGAAGCACATCGCGTATTTACTTCCTCAGTCTACGATGAGCAAAATTACGAAATAGAGGAAGATGAGGAGAATGAGGACGAAAAGAATACAGATGGAAACCAAGAGACATATATTACCCATCTTCGCACGGCGATTCGAGGCCATACTGCGTCTGTGCTTCTTTCTGCTACAATCGACCCTATCGCAAATTGGCTATACTACAGCTATTCCGTTCGGGATGCGATAAAAGCAGGATATATCACAGACTATCAACTAATCTGCCCCATATTCAATGATGATCCGAGTGACCGTAATGTAGCCGAATACATTATCAAGAAGGGTGAAGCGCACTGTATTATCTACACAAGTACGATTGAAAAGTGCGAATCGTTTGCGACCATTCTGAATAGACTTCTACCTGGATCAGCTGCCTTCATCCATTCTGGCATTTCCAAATCGCAGCGCCAAGAAATACTTGCTAGGTTTGATAGCGGAGAGCTTCGATTCGTGGTGAATGTCAAAGTCTTGGCTGAGGGATTTAATTCACCTGTATGTAGTTCTATTCTGTTTCTACATGTATCATCCAATGATACATTTACAATTCAGTGTATTGGCAGAGCACTGCGTCTCCATCCATCCAAAACCGTGGCAAATGTATATCTACCTTTTCACACGGAGTCACAAGAGAAGCAGATCTGTACATTTCTCCAGCACCTTTGTCAGACAGATCCTGTGTTTCAACATACCTGCCAAACTAAAACGGTGGGTACCTATTTGACACTTGAGCGCGGAAAAGTCGACGGAAAAGAGGAGACAAATACGCAAATTATTGAGCATCGCTACGATCTAATCTATGATAGAATGGGGACGTGTACAAGTGAAGACGTATGGGAAAGACGACGACAGGAATGGGTAGCAATGTATCAGAAATTACAGAAAAGGCCATCTGTTTGGTCAGATGATAAAGATGAAAAGCGAGTAAGCACATGGAGTATTACGCAACGTCGAGAATATCGGATGGGTACACTTGCTACATCTAAAATCTTGAAATTGACTCAAACAACAGGGTGGGAATGGGTGATTGATACATGGCCTACACAACTGGCAAACTGGATAAAACAGTATCAAAAAAATGGAAAACCTCCGTGTCAAATAGCTGATGATCTACATGAGAGAAAGGCAGCAAATTGGCAGACAAAGCAGCGAGTATCATACAATAAGGGTGTATTAGCAGATAAATATATCCAACAGCTGAATCAAACCGAAGGATGGACGTGGGGTACAACTGAATGGCTTGAACAATTAGAAGACTGGAAAAAACACTATAAAATGCTAGGAAAGAAGCCATTGCAGACATCATCGAATCCGGATATAGCAAGATCTGGGCAATGGCAAAATCAGCAAAGAATCCGTTATAAAAGGGGGAAGCTGCTAAAGGGAAGGTTTGATATTCTGAATCAATTACCTGGATGGACATGGTCGTGCCGATAAGTTTGTGTTGTTTTAAGTGGTTCAACCAAATCAAACAAAACAAAAATTTCGATATTATGACACAAAAAGTATGTATAAAATGACTTAGTTGCTGTATGCCAAACCGCCCCGATGAGTTAATTATCTTTCAATAACTATTGGACTGTACCTTAAGCATTCTCAGGTTGATTAAGCCCTCATTGAATACCGACACCTTTGCAGTCTCTGAAACGGTTCCATTGCCTATCATGACGGCTTTAGGAACTCGCCTGCGGATGATCCAATCTTCATCGTTTTTACTATGCTCTAGGTCATTACCCCGAGTATATCCGACAGTTTCCAGTCGGATAGTAGTAGATGAAGCTCTAAGAAATTTTCCGCAACCAGGTTGTCTTGCAGCGATCTCTTTCGAGACCACCACTAGCTAGAAACACTGTTTACCCTCTATCACAATAGAGGCAGCTAGCTGTTGGGAACAGGAGGTATGCTGAATCATAATCAGATGTGTCCAAAGACACGCGATCATCATTCGAAACCATTGGTTTATTCCCGACATCACGCGCAACACATTGTAGTTAGTGGCGTACACACGCACCGACGACGACAGGTTAGTGCCGACGGCGTTGTTGCTGACGGTCAGCAACAGGGTGGTGTTATCGATACGCGACAAATTACAAGATCCGCTTGGTTGATGTTGCTCAGGCTGAAGAGCAAACGAGTAAACGTTAATGCCCACAGCCGGAATGTTAGTGTGGTGCTGATACGGTTGCACCAAGTTAAAGTAGTTGCCATCGCGCACCTGGAAGCGGTCATGACCGTTCAACTGCAGCAGGGCAGTGATGACCGGGTTGCGACCGGCCATGCCCTCCACACGAGTCACCGAGTAACCCGACTCCAGGACCGAGCGGTCCCACCAGTCCGAATAGTTAAACGGCTGCTGACCCTTCCACGGGTTGATGACGTTGTCATCGCAGGAGACGTACGAGTCGCGCTGGACGACCCAGATCAGCTCCTTGCACGGGTGGTTGAAGTTCAACTTCAGCTTGTTGGCCGAAGAAGTAATCGACTCGCCACCAGTGAACTGGAGGACGTCGATCAGGTACTCGTGCGACACCTGAGCGAACTTACGACGCTCGTCGGTGTCCAGGTAGATGTAATCGACGTACAGGGAGGCGGCAGCCAGACCGCACTGGCCGACGCGGTTGCGGATGGCGTGCGGGTCCGCCGAGTTCGAGTAGTCCCAGCACAGGTTGTTCAGGGAGTTAAACTCCAGGTTGATGCGCACCTCGTGGTACTGGAGGGCGATCAGAGGCAGAGCCAGACCCGGGTTGCGGCAGAACCAGAACTGCAGCGGGATGTACAGGGTGTACATCGGGGCGCAGGAAGTCACCACCTCGGAAGTCAGCGGCTCACCGCCATAGCAGTCATTGTCGCATGCGGAACCACCCTGGTACAGGAGGTTCGTCAGCTCTGGAACGTTGCCGACCATCTTGGCATAACCGGCCTGCTTGCCCGGCTCCTGAGTCAGCTCGTTCCAGATGTGTAGCCAATCGCCATAGTGCTTGTCACTGGTAGCGTATACATGTTTTACATTAGAAAGGTGGGCCATGGTGGCGAGCCATGGTACCGTTCCAATCCTCGTGTTTCCATCGAGGTGCAGACTATATCTTAAGCCTTCATGTGCAGTGATCAGCTGCATCCGGCCCACTGGCGTTTAGTCGTTGAACATTGTCCTTTCCCTGATCTTCTGCCGAAGCAGATGCGGGGGTAGGACCTTTGCTGCTGGTTGCCCATTTCAGTTGCTCTTCAAAAGCAACGCCATCTCGGGGATTGTCACCGATGGCCACTGCGTGGCCATTGTTAAACCGCGCCCTTTTAGGGGCTTGTTTACCATACCAGAGTTCGAATCTCTGCCATAGACACCTTTCGGCATCTACTTGGTACCCACGAGCTTTAGGGGGTTCTAGCAATTTGGAAGTGTTGCCCGCCTTCTTGTCCTTGGCTTTCACAGACAAGAGGCAGACTAGCATCTGTAGACTCCTTGTATGCGAGGGGTCAGCTCGCCGGAGGTTGTGACCTACGAACCTTGTTTCTCCCTATGCCGCACAACAGGCGATAGGGTAGGGATACTTTTCCGCACTGACAGAGTTAATGCGCTGACCACCGATCTCAATCTCGACGTAGTCGATCAGATTGTGACCGATCCAGTTCAACCAGCGGAACTGGGCACCCGAACCGTCGGACGGCTGCAGGGCCACCTGCGGCAGAGTCGCCTGCAGGTACATGCGGTGAATCAAATCACCGTTGCGCTGGATAGTGCAAGTCACCTTCTTGCCGAAGTTCGGAGCACCGTTAAACGGGTTCTCGATGGACTCCATCGCAAAGTTGGTGTGACGACGGTACACGACTTTGAAGACGTTACATACCCTCCCTTTCGGGATATTTAGAGACCGTCGGGCTCTGAGGGATTGGACTATATCTTAAGCCCCTGTCCAGATGGACAGGAACCCATCACCATTTAGTCTCTGAACAGCATTCATACAGTCTGAAGATAGTCTATTGCGCATTTTAATTTGTCTTCTAGGGTAATTTTACCACTAGTGAAATACTTGTTTTTCAATGATGGATGATTGACAACCGCATATCCTGCGGATTGATACTGTGCGGGTCGCTCTTTCACGTATGCTATATACATTGGCAATGTAGTATCATATTTTTTACGGGAAGATGACAGATTTAGTTTGTGCGAATCTGTCAGTTCTTTCCCATAAAAGTGATGTTTTTTACCCATTTTGGATAAAGAGATTGCCTTCTTAGCTGCATCAGAGCGTGGTTTACCATAGTTGTGATTTCTATCTCCAAGTTTTGAAGATCGCATTCGCTCCTTTGCTTCATTGCTGAAAACTCCAGAACTACCACCACTACGTATATTATAACCATATGGTTCGCATGTATTGTACCACTCTATGAACATCTGTTCATATGTGTCAAGTGATCCATTATCGATTAATAACAATATTTCCATTTTCATTGACGCTTCGCCATACTTTTTAAATGCCCTTTTCAAAATGCTGCATTCATCAGCATCTTTACAGTGCTCTTTGTAGCGTTTATATGGACATCTTTTAGTCTGTCCAATATATCGCTTTCCAGATGGCGAAACGATGCAATAGATATATCCCATGATCGGACTGTGTAGAACTTGGCTGCTGATAATCCATTCATCAGACTTAAGTCGGATAATCGCTGACCTTTTTACCATACCCGAGTAGTGCTCTCGGCCATGTCTCGCTTTCACAAGACACTTGGTAGTCAGACGCTTTAGGATGTTCCAGCAATTTGATGATGTGGCAGTAGGGTGTTGCCCTACCACTAGCGACTGTGGTATCGTAGAGGGGACCACGAACGGACTTTATCGGATGAGTATACCCCATTATCATCCGCCGGACGCTTTTCCACCCCCTTCAGTTCGAGGTGATCTGAGGGTTTCCCGTCAGGTACACGTCCTGGGCGCCATAGGCGACCAACTGCATAAGGCCTCCTCCAGTAATTTTAAGCGGTTATACTTAAAGATCAGAAAAAAATTCTAACGAATACACACGGACCGGGCGCCAGCCCGGACCCGCCACCCCCTCCTCGAAATAAAATCGACGGGCCTTTTCCCTACACTCTAGGCTTCCAGGATCCAATTGACTCCATTACGCATACCATGTCCACTATGAACACCGTCCAGCCGGAAGCTACCCCTGTTGCGTCTATCGCACCTGTCGCTACCAGTACGCCTCGTTCGCTGCCCTTGAAGATCAAGAAGCCCATGACTGCGAAGCAGCTCGAAGCTCAGAAGGCTGCCAAGGCTCCCGAGGTATTCGATGAGAAGGAAGCGTCGGAGGCTCTCAATGGGAAGGCGCCTCAAGCACCCTCGAAGGGAAAGACCAAGAAGGGCCTAAAGCCTTTGTCTGAACTGCCTCCGCTCCCTGCGCTGCCCGAGCCCCCCGTCAAGCCCAAGTACCAGCGCCCGAAGTGTCCGCATGGAAAACAGCCGTATTACTGCGAGTTTTGTGGGGGCGGCGGTCTGTGCTGCCACAAGAAGATTCGTAGTGGATGCTCGATCTGTAAAGATCCGACGGGATACTGCACCCATGGCAAGGTGAAGCAGTACTGCGACCTGTGCGGCGCTTCCGGAAAGTGCGACCACGGTCGTCGTCGCAACCGCTGTACGATCTGTAAGACGGGCGGGTCCGTCTGCCCGTGTGGCAAGGTTCGCGAGCGTTGCAAGAAGTGTAACGGTACTGCCTATTGCCCGTGTGGTGTCCGTAAGGAGTACTGCAAGACCCATGGAGGCAGCGCTCTCTGCGACCACGGTAAACGCCTCACACGATGCGATGACTGTCACGGCAGCGAAAGGTGCGGCCACCGTCGCGACCGTCAATGGTGTGTCGAATGCGCTGATCCCGACCGTGTATGCGAACATAAGCGCATCAAAGTACAGTGCGTGCCTTGCCGAGGGGCTTTAATTTGCCGCCACCAGAGACGTAAGACGCACTGTAAGGAATGCCTCGGCTCGCATGTGTGCAGGCATTCGCGTATGCGAAGCGCATGCCCCCTTTGCCGCCCCTCCATCGCCTGCCACCACTGCAAGTACAACGACGTGCGTCGGTCCCGTTACAAGCCCTACTGCTTCCGCTGCTACTGTGTGCTCCACCCCGACGAGCCGGTCTCCCGTCGCTTCCGTCTCAAGGAGCACTATGTGGTCGATGCGCTAAAGGCGCACTTCGGCGACACGCTCACCCTCCGCTGCGACAAGCGCATCGAGGACGGCTGCACCAAGTACCGTCCCGATATCCTCATCGACTATGGCGCCTACTGCGTCATCATCGAGATCGACGAGTTTCGTCACACGAACTACACCTGCGAGATGAAGCGCATGGTGGACCTCTACGCGGACCTCGGCGCCCGTAACACGGTCTTCCTCCGCTTCAACCCGGATGGCTACACCCTCGACGGTGTCAAGCATCCCACGCCCTTCCCCATCGTGGACGGAGAGATGGAGGTCGACCAGGAGGAGATGGAGGAACGTCTCCATGAACTGATCCAAGTGATCCAGTACTACCAGGACGTGCCGCCCGAGGAGCCCCTGACGTACACCTACCTGTTCTATGGCGATCAGGAGGAGGACGAGGCCGACGAGGACGAAGCCGACGAGGCCAAGGAGTGAAGAAGAGGATTTAAATACCCTCTCCTCCACTTTGGAGTAATGAGCGACAGTGCTTTTTTTAAGGTCAAGACTTCGAAGCGCAGCAACCCCGAAGCCCGTACCACGCTCGACGCGATCCATCAGCAGAAGGTTCAGGGGTTGCTGGAGGATCAAAAGCAGATTCAGCAGTACAAGGACAAGCGCGATCAGTTGCGTGCGACCCTTGAACAATCCACCTCGGACATGGAGCGTTGGCGACTGGAACGGGACATCGAGCAGCTCGACAAGAAGATTCAGACGATCGAAAAGGGCACCGAGCTCATGGATTACTTCCTCCGAACGGGCGATATCCTTTCCCAGTACTACGATGTACAGGATCAAATTCAGCAGGGTACCACCTATCGTTCCGCAAAGGCGAAGCCGGGTTCGATTCTTGCGCTGTTGGAGGAGGTCGCTCAAGAGGAGAAGCACGCGCGGGGAGAGACGGAAACCAAAGAGACGCCTGAATCGAAAGGTCTCCATCGCAACCAGCTCTTGAACGAATACCTTCAGCTGGAAGATCCCGCGATGGTTCGAAACACCAACGATCTGTACGACGATCCCTGGACGATCTGTAGCAAGTGTAACAGTGAAATGATCATGTGTCTGAACGAGGCCAATCTGACATGTTCCAAGTGTGGCGATCAGGAATTTATCCTCGTTGATTCCGACAAGCCGTCCTATAAGGATCCACCGCGAGAGGTTTCGTACTACGCCTACAAGAAGATCAATCACTTTAACGAGTGGTTGGCGCAGTTCCAAGCCAAGGAGAGCACGGAGATTCCGCAAGAGATCTACGACGAGATCCTTGTTCAGCTCAAGAAGGAGCGGATTACGAACATGTCGGCGCTAAAACCCACCAAGCTCCGCGAGATCTTGCGTAAAATGAAGTGCTCGAAATACTACGAACACATCCCGCACATCATCAATCGCCTGAACGGCCAGAACGCGCCCTTTATGTCTCGCGAGGACGAAGAGAAGTTGCGTCACATGTTTCGAGAGATTCAGCCGTCGTTTAAGAAGCACTGTCCGAAGGGTCGTCGTAACTTCTTGTCGTATGGCTACGTCCTGTACAAGTTCTGCGAGCTACTGGAAATGGACGAATATCTGGCGTGTTTCCCGTTGCTCAAGAACCGTGACAAGTTGTACCTACAAGACAAGACGTGGGAACTGATCTGTAAAGATATGCGTTGGCAGTATGTCCCTACGACGCTGTAAGCCGTGCCCCTGATTTTCTGCCTCTCCACCAAAGAAGACGGATTTGCTCTATCACTTTTTGATCAAGCAAGTCGGCGTGGTGGCGACGCAACAGATTCAGCGAGTCATCACTCGGCCTGTTGCGAGTGGGGACGAAGAGAAGGAACTCGAGATGCTTCAACTCGAACGCTGGATCCGCTGGCTGTCGCTGGTGTTTGATGGAACGGATGCGACCGAGGTACTCCCTGCGCGTCAAGCGTACAAGCAGGAGCTTTATCAGTTGTATCGCGGGATTTGCTCCGACTGGCGACAGTACGAACGCTGGAAGGCGCACAATCGGAGTCTTTGGTTTCTTGCGGTGTATCGCCAGTATGATACGAAAACACTCGCCAGGAAGCTTCTGAGCGATGTGCGTTTGTTCCGCGAAGGGATGGTACTCTTTGGGGCGATGGATCGGGAGGAAACGGCTGGGGCTGGATGGGGGTGATGGGCTGGATCGGGGCTGGATCGGGGCTCGATGGGGCTTGACAGGGAACCTAAAGACCTCGGGGCTCGATGGGGCTTGATAAAGAACCTAAAGACCGCGAGGATTAATGTGACTTAGCAGGGAACCTAAAGACCTCTGTGCTTCGCCGAGCGACGCACTTCCTACAAAAATCGATGGATGGTCCAACCCTCCGAACAGGTCAAAGACATGGCGTGTTCCGAGCGTTCAAAGAAGTTGTGTGGCGAAGTGACCTGCGAGGTGTGTGTTCCTCGATCCTTCGCAGGACATCCCCACGCAGCCGAGTGGTCTCCCAAGAATCCGATGAAGCCGCATCAGGTGCTGAAGAGCAGTGGGGAGTCCTATTGGTTTGATTGTAAAGGATGTGGTCACTCCATTCTTCTAAAATTAGCCAGAGTGTCAGCGGGAAAGTGGTGTGCTCATTGTAATTCAGGGAAGCTCTGTGAAGACGATGCGTGTGCCTTCTGCCGTAAGAAATCAATGGCGTCGCATCCGATGGGCGAGTTGTGGTCTGCGCGAAACGAGAAGCTGGCTCGTCAGGTGAGTCGTGGAAATGGCGACAAGTTCTGGTTCAAATGTAAGACGTGTCTACATGAATTTCTTAAGACGCCGGCAAGCATGAAAGAGGAAAAACTGTATTGCGCGTATTGTGCACATCAAACCCTCTGTGACGATGACTGTAAATTCTGCTTCGAACTCTCGTGCGCGAACCATCCACGCATGGCAGCTGAATGGTCACTGGACAACGAGAAGACAGCGAGGCAGGTCTTCTTACAGTCAAATGCACCCATCCGCTTCAAGTGTCAGAAATGCGATCATACGTTTGATACAAATCCATCTGACTATACTCGCTCTTCGCGTAGCGATAATAATGGATGTCCCTATTGTGACCACAAAAAGCTATGCAAACTAGAATACTGTATCAGATGTCTGAATAACTCATGTGCAAGTGATAGCCGACTCGTAGCAGACTGGGATACTCCGACGGTCAACCCGCGTCAAGTCTTCAAGCACACACATGTAGAGTATCACTTCAAGTGCCGCACGTGTGATCACGCCTATGTGCGACCTCCGCATTCAGGATGTCCGTATTGCGCGGACGTGGAGCTCTGCGGCGCAAAAGAATGTAAGATATGCTTCGAGAAGTCCTTCGCCTCGCATCCTCGTATCGCCTGCTGGAGCCCGAAGAATACGCTGAATCCGCGAATGACGTTCAAAGGGTCCGATCAGAGGGCCATCTTTCAATGCGATACGTGCTCTATAGAGTACACACCACAACTGTGTAATGTTCTATCTGGTTTCTGGTGCGGCTGCGATAAGCGTAAGAGTGAGTTAAAGGTCCTCGCCTTCCTCCAGGAAGCGCATCCAGCCTGCCGAACCGAAATCCGCTACGACTGGTGTCGCTTCTCGGAGACGAACAACATGATGCCCTTCGACTTTGGCTTGGAAGATGCGAATGTCCTGATCGAGCTCGATGGTGACCAGCACTTCAAAGATGTTGCCAACTGGGGAGCTACAGAGCGTACCCAGGTCAGAGACATCGAGAAGATACGCTACGCAGTCGAGAAGGGCTATACCGTGATTCACATCTATCAGGTGGAAGTGTGGAAGGACGAGTACGACTGGAGAGCGGTGCTATCGGAGCAGATCAAGCGCGTGGAGTCGCAAGGAGCGCAAGGAGCGCAAGGAGCGCAAGGAGCGCAAGGAGGCAAAGTGATCTTTATCAGTCGCAAGGAGGTGTATGGAAAGCACATCGAGGGTCTGGGTGGGATCGCGTACGAGGTGGTTCGGCCGTAAGGTATTGTGATGGTGTGTGATGCTGGAGGGTGTTTGTTGTGCTGGAGGGTGTTTGTTGTGCCGGAGGGGCGAGGGGAGCCGGGGAGATGTCTCGAAGTCTACCAACTTCGAGAAATGGCCCGTTTTGGTGTTTTGGAGAACGAGGGGGGTCATGACAGTTTTTTCGTGATACAAAAAATGGATGGGATGGATCAGGGACTGGTCTTATTGTATTACATCGGGAAGCCCGCGATTTTGAAGCCGATTCCCAGTCCGGCGCCTTGTCTACTAGTGACGCCCATTGACGGCGACACAGCGTCCAGAATGGCGAAGACGACGGCGGCCAGGACACCCAGGGTGATGACCTCGTCCAGCGGCAGAGAGCGCTTCGGGATGAAAATGGCCGCAGCGGCCACCACCAGACCTTCAATCAGATACTTGATCACACGGTTGATCATCTCGGCAATACCGTAGCTCATCATTTTGTCTATATTCCATCCGGAGAAAAAACATCGCACCCTCCGGGGAGGCGACAAGCGAAGGAGTCTAAAGCCGTCTTGCCACAGCCTCCCCATCGATGAGTCAACCTTCCACTGCCACCCCTGCCGCTATGAATCCCGTAGAGGACTTCCTGGACGAGGACACGGAGATTCCAGGCCAGCGCTTCGTGCTCCTGAGCTTCCTGAGTCCGGAGAAAGTCTTGGAAAAGAAGGAGCTCTTTTTCTTCCAGCGCTTCCTCCAAAGCTACGAAGTGGAGTGGAAGACGAAGAATCTGGAGAAGTACCTTGTGAACACCTTGACCGCCGTGAACGCACAACTGGAAGAGCGCGCCGTTGCCCTCGAGAAGGCGGATCAGTTCGATGCGGCCCAGGTATGCCGTAGCCATCGTCTGCGTCTCGACGACGTCCTCGGAGACTATCAGGCATTCCTTCAGAAGAACAATGCGGAGATTAAGAAGACCAAGATTGTAGAGGCATACGATGACTTCCTGTATGCGCAGAAGTCGAAGCTCGAAGAGGAGTTCTATGCGGCCAACGAGTTCCGTACCAGTATTCGCGGCCTGAAGGTCCGCGGCGTCTTCGGCAACGCCAAGGAGGCGGAGATCAAGGCGAAGAAGCTCCAGAACAAGGACAAGTATCATAACATCTTCTTGGCCGAGGTCGGAAAGTGGACACCGTGGGATCCGTCACCGAACGAGGTCAAGGAGCAGGAGTACAACAATGAGCAGTTGAATACCCTTATGAAGAAGTACCGTGAAAACGAGGACTCTCGCGAACAATTCTTCGAGCAGCGCACCAAGGGAGACAAGCAGGTGTATGGCGCAAGTGTGGCGTCGTCCTCGTCTGCTTCCGAGGCGTATGGTGGTCTTTTCGGATCACAGGGTGATTTGGCCATTCAGCGCAAGATCGAGAAGCCCACGGTGACCATCGAGAAGGTGGAGGACACGAAGGACAGCGGGGACAGTGGGGACAGTAAGGAGGATTCTGCCTAAGATGCGCCCACCGCCCACCGTATCCGTTAAGCCCGATAGGGTACGACCACTTTTTAGGGACAGAGGGTAGTATGAAGTCACCAGTAGGATTCTATGCTGTAAAGATCACGGCCATTTTCTTGATGTCCGTGATCTATTTCATTCTGGGTTCAGGGTTGTCGTTGCTATTGAATCAATCGTTGCCGGCCGATCCGGTAAAGGAGGTGTCGACGCCGATGCTTATTGTGCGTCTGAGCGCGGTGTTTGGCTTGATTGGCGTGGTATACTATCTTCTTCGCAACGCGGTGAAACGTGCGCCTTTTCCGCTTGACGGCTGGTTTGGCTTTCGATACAGCATGTTGCGGGAGGCGACGGGTGGGTTGATCGTAGCCTATGCGATGTATGCGTATCTGGATCGTCTTCATGAATGGATGATCGAACTGGAGGAGCGCTTGACGGGGTCACGGGCTTCGCCGGATGGCAGAGCCATTCGAGCAGAGCTCTCAGGCGTACCATCCGCCACACCGGATGGCAGAGCCATTCGAGCAGAGCTCTCAGGCGTACCATCCGCCACACCGGATGGTAGAACAATCGGTCGGCATGACATGCCGACCTCAGGCATAGTACCCCTCCGTGGGGACCTCTCCGCCGACGGAAAGGGAGACACAAGACTGGGAAGCCCCGTCACAAAACGTACCTTCCGGGCAGGGTGGGCCGCCGTTGG